GCTTTGGCAAACAAAAAACAAGAAATGGCCTCTGATGTTTTTAACGGCAAAGAAACGGAATCAACAGAAGAAACTGCATGAAATTTTTAAGCGATTTTAAAAATATCTTGTTAGAAGAAGGTAAAACAGACTATAAAAAGTTTGATACCTTGGTGCGTTCTGGTTTAGGTAATGCAACACAGTTACAAAAGATTCATCATGTTTTAAACAAGATGAAAGAAGATAATCCAGTATTAACTGCGGCTGAGAAAAATATTGTACAAGATTTATTAAACAAAATGGTAGATGTTGTTACTAACAATAAACAAATCTTTCAACAAACTCGCCGAGCGGTAAGAGAAGGTGTTGACCAAGAAGTAGTAGATTCTTCGGACTATAAAGTAACACCTTCTGGTAAAAAAGTTAGAGCCCATCGTATTGTTACTTCTACAATTAAAGAAGATAATGAAATCATTGAAGAGGCACTAAATATAGATCCACCTTATACTTTATTGTTAAAGAGGGAAGCAATTCGTATGTACCCAAATGGTACTAAAATTGCTTTGTATTACAGTAAAAAATTAGATAAATATTTTTCAGTTCCATATGGTGGTGATGCCGCTATTCAAGCTGAAGAAACGATTGAAGAATCCGTAGATGCCATTGGTCAACTACAAAAGATTAAAGACAGTCACCAACTTGGTACAGTAAACCATAAAGATGGTTCTGCTAGTAAGGTGGATGTACAAACCGCTCATGCGGTATTAACTATTCATAAGAGTTTGAATGATGTTAATAAAAAGAAGTTTGCTGATATGGTGGCAAGATCATCACATCACATGAAAAAGGCAACAGATTTTTCATTTAGTAAATTAAAATGAAATTTATAGAAGCATTATCAAAAGGTAATTTAGATGAGGCTAAGCAACATCTATTTAATCGCCTTGATGAAATTGCTAAACAAAGGTTAGAAGAAGCAAAAAATTATGTAGTAGAAGATATGTTAGAAGAAGGTAGTACTAACATTATTAAACAAGGTAGAATTCAAAAGATTCGCCGTAGAATTAGACGAAATTCAGCAGGTCGTATTGTAGTTCAAAAGAATGTTAGACGATCAGGCATTAAAGGTTATAGAATTTCAGGTAATCGTGTTGTGCGTATATCTGCAACAGCAAGAATTAAAAAAGCTCGTTTATTAAAACGATCATGGAAAACAACTAGAAGGGCAAAATTGCGCCGCTCGTTATTGAAAAGAAAAATGTCAATACGTAGGCGCACATCAATGGGAATAAAATAAAATGCCATACGAAATTTTAAACACTAAGAGAAGTAAATCTACCATTCGTGTAACTGGTAATACAGCAACACGGGTTAATTTAACAAGTTTATCGACAGATCAAAATACTGAAGTTATTACTGGTGCTACCATTACACATGTTATGTCTACAACAGACGGCTTCTGGAAAGTATATCGTGGTAATGATAACACAGGTACTTTAGTTTTAGATTTAGCAGGTAATAATGATTATCCTTTAGTGCAATATGATATTGTTGTTGCCAATACTCCTACTGCAAACATCTATGTAACAAATAGTGGTGCAGGCGGTACTTTAATTTTATCATTAAGCAAAACTGCAACCTTTACTCCACCATTAACGGATCTGTAAAATGAAACTCATAAGAGAAACAGTTGAGAACGTAAAGTATCTCACAGAAGATTCAGAAAGCGGCAAAAAAAATCTTTATATTGAAGGTACTTTTCTTGTAGGCGACAAAGTAAATCGTAACAACCGTATGTACAAAATGGATACTTTGCGTTCCGAAGTAGAAAGGTACAACGAAGAATATATTAAGACCAATCGTGCTCTAGGAGAACTAGGCCATCCAGACACACCTACAATTAACTTAGAGAGAGTATCTCATAAAATTGTTTCCCTTGAAGAAGATGATAACACCTTCTACGGGAAAGCATTAATCTTGGATACACCATATGGTAAAATTGTTAAAGATTTTATCGATAATGATGTGAGTATTGGTGTTTCCTCAAGAGCTTTGGGTTCTGTAATACAAACCAAAGAAGGTTATAATTTGGTACAAGACGATCTTAAACTTGCAACTGCAGCTGATATTGTTGCTGATCCATCTGCACCGGGTGCTTTCGTTAACGGTATTATGGAAAATAAAGAATGGATGTTTGTTGAAGGACGCTTTGTAGAAGCGGATTTTGACAAAGCAAAGAAACAAATAAAGAGTGCTTCCAAGAAACAAATAGAAGAAGTTGCTTTCAAATTGTTCGAAAATTACCTCAGAAAACTTTAATTTTATAAATAAGAAATCATAAGGAGATTCCTAATGGCAACAAATAAACTAATGGAAGCAGCAGCTGATATTCTCGCCGGTGGCAAGAGTTCAGCCCCAGCTATGCCTCCGCAAAAATTAGAAGGTCAGGTTGTAGACCTTGGTGGTCCTACACCGCAGAATTCAAAACCGGATGACAATTCGAATAAAATCGATACGACTAAGGCTGCAAAATCTGCAACTGCCCCAACAACCAAACCATCAGATGCTTCATCGGATACACAACTCAAAATGAAAAAAGAGGAATCCGAAGAACTAGAAGGCGAAGAAGTTATCGCTGAAGAAGAAGTCATTGCTGAAAAATCGCATGACATGGAAGAAAAGAAAGAAATGATGAAGAAGAAGATGAAAGAGGACATTGATGCTCTTTTTGCTGACGATTCTACCATTTCAGAAGAATTCAAATCTAAAGTTTCTACAATTTTTGAAGCTCGTGTACAAGACCGTGTTACTCAAATTGAAGAAGAAATTGAAGCCAAGTATGCTGATATGCTTGAAGAAGCTCTTGCTTCTATTCAAACCGAATTAACAGAAAAGGTTGATGACTATCTAAACTATGTGGTTGACCACTGGTTGGAAGACAATCAAATTGCAATCGAATCAGGTCTACGTGCTGAGATCACCGAAGAATTTATTTCTGGTCTACGCAACCTGTTTGCAGAACATTACATTGATGTTCCATCCGAAAAAATTGATTTAGTTGATGAACTTGCTGGTAAAGTTGAAGAACTCGAAAGCAAACTCAACGAAGAAATTGAGCGTGCTGTTGATTTAAACAAACAGTTAATTGAATCACACAAAACTGAAATTACTCATCAAGTCTGCGAAGGTCTTACCGCAACTCAAGTTGAAAAAATCAAATCACTCGCAGAGAGTGTTGAATTCTCCACAGAGGACGAATACAAAGATAAACTTGAAACAATTCGTGAGAACTATTTCCCATCAGGTGTTAAAAAAGCTGATGAAGAGCAGTTACATGAGAAAATTGAAGAAGCAAATGGCGATCAAAAAGAAATCAATGATCCTTTTGTTGCCGCTGTTTCTCAAGCAATTTCCAAAACAAAATTTTAAACACTAAGGAGATTTAAATGTATTTGTCCGAAAATCTACAAAAAAAATGGGAAGGTGTGTTAGATCATCCTGATCTGCCTGCCATTAAAGACCCATATCGTAAGGCTGTTACAGCTGTTATTCTTGAGAACCAAGCTCAAGAAATGCAAAAGTCATCTGGCATTTTGTATGAAACAGCTCCAACCAACTCACTAGGTGGCACAGGTTACTCTGGTGGTTCCGCTGTTGGCGGTCCAGTTGCTGGTTTTGATCCAATCTTGATCAGTTTAGTTCGCCGTTCTTTACCAAATCTTATCGCTTATGACCTTTGCGGTGTACAACCAATGACAGGTCCTACTGGTTTGATTTTTGCAATGCGTTCCACATACGCATCACAAAACGTTACCGCTGGTGCAACCGAAGCATTCTACAACGAAGCCAACACAGGTTTCACAGGCGACAAAGCAACACAAACAGCTATTAGCCTTGCTGCTAACACTGCTTTGGGTAGCCAAAACGTATTTGCTGCTTCTATGACAACTGGCCAAGCAATGGCTACTTCTGTTGCTGAAGATTTGACTTTCAACGAAATGGCTTTCTCTATCGAGAAGGTTTCTGTAACTGCTAAGTCCCGTGCTCTGAAAGCTGAGTACTCAATGG